AAATTATTTAATATTATTAGACAACGTGTAATAGCTTCTCAAATGAAACAATATAGTGAAAAGAATTATACCTATACCCTTGAATCAATTCAGTTAAAAGTTCATAAATTTACATTCACATTGACAAAAGTAATTGATGAAGGATTTAAAGTCTTATATTCTTCATCACAAGGTTCGTCTGAAAGTCATGAAAATCTAATTAAAAAAATCAAAATAGGAGAAATTTATATTCCTCTCACTATGGTAGCTACAGAAAAAAATACTAAACCAACATCCAGATATACGGAGGCATCTCTTATTAAAGAACTTGAAAATAAAGGTATCGGAAGACCATCTACATTCGCCAGTATTGTAGGAAAACTTTTTGAAAGAAAGTATGCACTCAAAAAATCAACTCATAACTATAAAGATATTACTCTTGATATATTAAGTATTCAAAATGGAGATACATCTGTAAAAGAAGAAGAAAAAAAAACTAAATCCGTATCTGAAAAAAATAAAATTTTTATAACTGATATAGGTAAACTTGTTAATGAATATCTCGAAACACACTTTAATGATATATGCCAATATAACTTTACTGCTAAAATGGAAACAGATTTAGATAAGATTGCTGATAACAAAGTAAACTGGGTTAAGATTACTCGTAATGTATATGATACTTTTCATCCAACTGTATTAAAACTAAAAGGTGATAGTGAAATAAAAAAATCTTACAAAGATAGAAAAACTAACCATTTAGGTAAATATAAGGGGAAAAATGTTTATACCTACATAGGTAAATACGGACCATGTATTCAATATGGGGAAAAAGACGAAAGTCCGCGATTTGTTAGTATTAATACAGATGAATTTGAGGATATTAATGCTATATCTCTTAAGGATGCTACAGAGTTACTAAAATATCCAAAAGAATTGGGTGAATATAACGGTAAGATGGTGACTATAAACAAAGGACCTTATGGCTTTTACTTAAATTATGATAATCGAAAGTTTTCTGTAGATGATAAAAAAGTAACTCTTAGTCAAGCCAAAGAAACAATTGATTCTACACAATCTAATATAATTAAAGAATTTAGTGGTCTTACTGTTAGAAATGGTCCATATGGTCCGTATATTAAAAAGGGTAGTAAATTTACTCCTATTCCAAAGGAAATTGATCCTAAAAAATTAAGTAAAAAAGAATGTTTAGATATTATTGCAAACTACGTTCCTGCTAAATACGGTAAAGGTAAAGGTAAAGGTAAAGGTAAAGATAAAACTGTTAAAAAATAATTAATTGTAAATATAATTAATTAATTTATAAATTAAATCCTCTTATTTTTTTACCACGATTAGTAGTAGCATTTGTATTAGTGGCGCCAGGCACCTTTATTAATTGGAATTTTAAATCAGTATCTGATGAACCAGGAACTGCTGTTAATGTAAATTTTAAATCAGCATCTGATGAACCGGGAACAGCGATTAATGTAAATAACAAATCGGTAGAACAGCTTAAATCAGTAGACGCAATTTTAAGTTCATCTCCTACAGCGTAACCAGATCCTGTAGCATTTATAGTTAATTCTGTTGCTGCTCCACTGGCAATAGTTATATCAACTGTCATACCTGAACCGCCTACTGTTACAGAAACAACGGATGTACCAGTAGTTGTTTGATCAGCAGCATCTGTGGCTTCTTGAGTAATATTAGCAAAACTATCTTTTGTAGTTCCCGTTCCAAGTGAACTACCTGGTAACAAATTCTTATCAACTGTAAGTTCCTCATCTTTTTTGTAATCCGACCCTGTAGTTTTAATTATAGCTTCTGTTACAGCATTAGATGCTAAAGTTAAATCAAGAGTCATTCCTGTTCCTGAACCACCGGTAACTGCGATATCAGTTAGTGAACCATCTGTGGAGGTGGAAAGATTTGTTGTGAATCCTCCAGTAGCATAAGCATTAATACTTTTTTTAGCAATTAATTTTGTAGCTGTTGTTACAGTTACTGTAGTATTACCTGTTACACTTGATCCTGAAAAAGCGGATTGTAAATCTGAAGCTGTGATATAAAATGTATCATCATTAGCTACAGCTGTGCCTCCTGCTGTGTGTGTATTAACTATTATATTAGTTATAATATTATTAAATATAGTAACATCAACTGTTAAAGTTCCTGAAAAACCAGTTGTTTCAGGAGTTGCCGTAATACCAGTTTGTGTCGTTTCAGATGTTACACCTGTGATTTCTGTAGGATATGTTATTGCTCCTGAAAATGTATCATGCGTACTTCCTACAGGAACAGATTTACCAGGAATGCCATTTTTGTCAATTGTTATTATGTCATTAGCAGTGTAGCCAGCTCCTGGGTCAGTTACCGTAATTTTAGATACACTATTATTCTCAATAACTAAATTATTAGTTAATTTAGTTGTGAACGTGCCTCCCGAAACACTTGCAGCATCAATAATAAGAGAAGTTGAATCTGTAGATGTATTTACTTGTTGAGTAATTTTCGCAAATGTTTCGTCAATTACAATTTCTTCACCGGCAACTTCTCGTATAGTTATACCATTTTCCTCAGATAAATCGGCTTGACCCTTTTCATTATTATTAGCACGCACGAGTAATCCCCTAAGAACCTCCTCATTAATTTTATGAATACCACCAGCATCGTAAGAACTATTGAAATCACCTTTTGTTGTTGAACTTGTATCGTAAGGTATTATAGCTTCAGTAGCACTACTATTGTTACTACTAACATCATTACTTTGAGTTAGTATAGCGTTTACACCAATTAAAAACTTTTTGGTCCCTACTATATCTACTCCATTAAATATACTATCAGTTTGCGCTTCGTCTCCTTCATTGGTAGAATCCGCAATTTGATAAGATTTGAAAATGTTGCCAACTCCTCCTCCATTTTTCTTAGCCCTGGTGGTATCAATATCGTCTGAAGTATCAGCCCCCGTTGTAATATTAATGCCCTGCGTGCCGTCTGTAGTTGTTGCCGTAGCAAGTCTTTTTACTTTTTGCTGATGTTTAAATAAATTTACTCTGAAATCAACTATTTTAGCATTTTGATTTGTTGCTGTATTTACAGCGTCGCTCGCATTAGTATTAGTGGAATCATTCGCATCTTTTAAAGCCACCTCAATATATTCTTTTTGAACTATTATTTGTTTCTTCATTTTAAGTAATCTTGTTATCATTGCATCTATTTCACTGATACTATCGTCACAATGTCCCATTGATTTTATAGCATCGCTATTAGTAACTGATTTTGCCATATATATATAAAATATATATAATAACTTATAAAAATACTTAAAAACAATTACCGTAGTTATTTTTACTAATGAGTAAAAGTGTAAAATCTTATTCTAATAATGTTAAACAAAACTTGCTTATGGATTCTCTTAAAACATTCTTCCTTAAAGAAGAAAATTTAAATATTATTATGCCTATTATTAATGGTGATTCAAAAATATCCCTGAGAGTAATGGATTGGTTTGTCACAAATTATTCGAAAAAAAATAATATTTCCTATTTAATTGATAATAACGGCGAAATTATCACTGATATAACTGACCAAAATAATGGTAAAGAGTTTGTTGTTTATCTTGACTATAAATTACAATTGAAAGGCTATCAAAAAAAACAATTTGATCCATTTTGTAGAAGAGATCGTATTCAATTTTATCACAATAACGACGATTATATAACTACTACCGTAGGCCAACTTAATTTTTTTAAATGGACAATTAAAAACTCTGTTCTAAGTTACATTGAAAATAATCTTGTAGATATTGAAAAAGATATGAATGATTGTTATAAAGCTGTTTATAGTGTTGACAAAGGTTCAAATAACAAAGGTAAATCAAGTAGGAGAAAAAGACAGGAATTATCTATTTCTGCCACAAAGAAACTTAATAAATCGAATGTTAAGATATATGTATCATTTGACTAATAAACAATTACAAAAATATGTAATTATTTATTTAATTAACAAGGTCCGCATTTTCTTGTATTTTTAGGAACAAGTCCTTCTTTAAAAGTGTCCATTATCTCTTTAGGACTTAAAGCTCTCTTGTATACTCTTAAATGATGAAATTGTCCCTTGTAAGAATGTGTATAACCTTTTCCAATATATGGCGCCCAGGATGTTCTTCCAGCATATGTATGTTTAGTTCTTGTAGTGCTTGATACTCTTCCATTTATATACCATGTAATCATTCTTCTTTTAAAATCTCTTACAAGGGTAACATGTGTAAGTTTATTATTAGGTATAGATTTTCTACTACCTGCCCATTGATAACCACCTGAATTAGACCCTTTTGGTCCATAGTAATAACTTAATTGTCCTCTTTTTTCCAAAGTTATAGTTCCTTCGCCCCCATAACCAGCATGGAAAAAATTTTCACGCCACCTACTGTTGTTAGTAGGTCTAAGCCAAACTGATATAGTCATATTTCCGATAAAATTATAATTTCTTATTCTGTATGGTTTAGTACTTGTGGAATCATATTTAGCTATATATAAAGCAGTGTCTTTGGCAACAATACTACTTCCATTAACTAAATCTTCTGGACAAGAACAAGTGAATTGTTTATCGTTGGCGGTAAAGTTAATTCTTCGAGCGTATCTTATTACATTTCTTAATTTTTCCTTAAATGCACTACATAAACTTGGATTGCCTATCTTAGGATTTTTGCAAAGAGAACTTGCTTCTTTTACAAGTCCAAAAAATTGATGCGTATTTTTACCATTTATTATAATTTCCTCAATTTGTTTTTCACATTTATCTTCTTGGTCATATTCTAATTTTCCAGCAATTGATTTTATTGAACAGGCCAATTTTAATAATTCAACCGAAGAAACAGTAAATTTTTTCTGAAGTGTTGAATTCACAAGTTTGATATTTCTAGTTATTGCTATAGAAATAAGTGTAAAAAAATCTTTATTTTCATAATTTGATTTGTCTACTTTATATAGATTAACACATCTAGATTTGTCTACCTCGAAACCCTTTTTAGGTGTTCTAGAGCAACTTTCTACATCATCATTAGATGAACAAGCAGCACCATTAAATTCTGTATATCTCGGATAAGGGCAAAATTTAGTATCAACTAAATCACTTGCCTCTGTAGCAAAAGTTATTTCAACCCATCCAAGTTCACTATGAGAACAGTAAGGACCCTGTGCCGTCTTAATACGATAGGCCTCTTCGTGTATCCCTCTTTTATTAGCTCTCCCACAGTGTCTTAAGTCAGGAGCTTTTGAAGTATCATATAAGTCATTTGCCCATCCACCTCCCTGTCTTTGAGTCCATCTGGTTTTTCCTGCTTTACCTTTCATATTACATCTCCAGTTAGGTATTCTTCCATAGCTTACAGAATGCCATAAGCTATAATCAGTAAAACATTGACCACCATATTGTAATGAATAATATTTATGTTTTCTCGCATGCGCTATCTCTCTACATTTTTCATTAGACATTGGATAACCAGCAACAAATCTAACTCTTCTTCTTGGACCATCTTTAAAACATCCTATTCTTTTACCGGAAGGTCTAAAATTTCTTCCTTTTGATTTATATCTTGAATATACACCTGTGCATTTATAATCTACATTATTAGTTGGATAATATGTTCCGTTCCAAAAAATATGTCCAGCAATATATCCAGGTCCTCCAGTATTTAAATAATAAAATACAATTTTATCACCTCCTTTAAAATTAGGAATATTCATTCTAACTAATCTATTACAGCATCTAACATATCCTATACGTTTAAACCCACTTTTATTTCTCCACCAAGTTTGTCTGCCTTTGGGCAACTGTGACCCTGCTTTAAGATGATATACATATAAATGGTCATCTGCTATAAAAGATAATTTAGCAGTACTTGAACTACTAAAATTTTCTATTGTAGAATTATATAAATTAGTAAATCTGAATATTAGTAATAAAACAATTATAAGAAATATCAAACTATTCATTTATAATATAAAAATAAATTTATTTGTTCTAATCTTATAATCTTCTCGATTTATATATTTAAAGACTTTATTAATAAATATAGTAATGAGTGATTCATCAGAAAATGATCAAGATTTGGGAAATACAAGTGAATCAGAAAATATGTCTGAAGGTGTAATTTCTGATATTGATTCAGATGATGAGATAGATACTATAGGTAATAATATTACAGATAGTATATTAAATGATAATAATATTTTAAGTAATACTGATAATAGTGATGATTATTCCCTTAGTCAAACTAATACCAGTGTATCGTCAAATTTATCTTCAGATAGTCTGGTAAATTTGATATCAGTAGAAAATAATCATAGTATTATCTCTAATAATTCAGATAACGAACTTGATAATATTTCAGAAACTTCGTCTGAAAATAATTCTAACGCAGATAATATTTCTGAAAACGCAATCGATACTACATCTGTTGATAATGCACCTGTTGATAACGCACCTGTTGATAATACATCTTATAATATCACCCCAGTAAATAATGATATAACTGAAATTTCTATCAGTAATGAAGATGAAGAAAAAACCACTGAATATAGAATCGAATTTGCTCTAAACAAAAATACTATTACCGACTCATCTCATTTTAATAATTTAGATAATACCGATAAAGATTTTCTTAACTGTATCATTAATCGTTCGGTAGATCCTTTAGCAGAAGTAAATAACTCTTTTACTAACGATTTATATAATATTATTTTTTCTTCAGTTCCGCTTAAAAAGTATGTTCAATCATTAGTAAATTTATACGATTTATTAAAAGACGAACATGTTTATATTTCAACAAAATATCATGTCGCTACAAAAATAGCAAGTTTATTTAAGACAATTCCTATTCAGAAATATTTTGACAAAGATTTTTTAACAGACGAACTTATTGATTATTTCATTAAAAAACATTTATTTTATGATAACATGTTATCAACTCTTTTGATAAGAGACTGGGGAATTCAACATTTTAATTTTAAACCAAATAAAAAACATTTAGTTTTTTACAAAGTATGTTCTCAAAAATTGTATACGAGACTAAATCTTTTCTTACAAAATTCAAATTATTATGCGTTTCGACATAGTGATTTTATAACTTATATAAATTTCATTAAACTAATGGTTGGATTTACAAAAGAGCTTTCTGTCGATGAAGGATTATCATTATTTAATAGTATGGCTAAATTATTATTTACAATATTAGGACAATTATACACTATAATAGCTACATCTAGAAATACATTGGAAACTCTAGATATTGTATCTGATGACTATTTAAAAAAATACATTAACAGGACTTCTAGTGATAATAAATCACGATTATTACTTGAAATTACCAAATGTAATGACACAATTAATAATTTTTTTCTAGTAAATAATATACATTTTACAACACTGTTTTGTAGCTATTTATCAGATTTTGATTTTATTAATCATACAACTCATGCAAATTATAGTGAAATTATAAGTTTAATCCCTTATTTAACTAATAAATGGTATAAATACAAATCTAATGTTCCATCTATTGATTCTCTTATAGATAATCTTGTTAAAGATATTTATATTGATAAACTTAATGATATTTTTTGTAGTAAAAAGGTTAACGTTCATATAAAGGTTCGCATTTTATCTGATTCTTCTTGGAAAATATTTAATAACGAAGCAGTTATATCATCTCTTGTTGAATATTATTCTGAAATTGAAAAGTATGACGAAAATTCTGGATTTTATGAAAAGGAACTTGTTAGATTTCATATTGCCAGATGTATTTTAGAATATGTAAAACCTACTGAATCTATGAGACACGATCCAACATTCCTTTATTATAAATATCAAAAAGATTTTATTGAATTAGATAATTATTCTGAAAAAATGTTGGTATTTGATAAATTAGATTCCCATAAACTATGTTCTTTTGTTACATTATTAATTAGTGAAATAACAGAAAATTTTGTTATTTTAGAAACATCTATAAAAGCTTTAGTAGAAAATGATAGGAAACCTACCGCGCATATTTATAAAGTGGTTAATTCATTTGATAATATAATTATGATTTACGAAATAGTTAGTCTATTAATTAGAAAGATAAACATACATAATCCATTTATAATTAATAAATTCTGTGAGCTATTTAGCACGGTATTTAATAGTTCTTATAAAAATAGATTATATTGCCATTTAAAACAGTTTTCTGAAAGCTCACTTAATCAACTAAATATCTTTTCATATTATTTTACACAGAATATTCATTCCTTTTATACAAAATTCTTCAATGATATAAGGACGATTACATATAATAAAAATTTTACTGAATCATTTGTAGATAATGATAGTTTGTATGATAGAAAATGTATTGAAAATACTGAAAAATTAATAGGCTTTATTAACCAAAATTCAAGTGATTTGAAAATAACTGATATTCTTAATAGATTTATGGATGTTCTTGATAAAAAAATATATGCGAAAAATCAATCTCGAGAAAAATATGACGAAGATATACCAATTGATTTTGTAGATCCAATATATTATATTCCCATTGAAGACCCTATTGAGATGCCTAATACAAAAACAATTGTAGAAAAAAAAATTATAATGAATCATCTTGTATTTAACCAAACAAATCCTTTTGATGGTCTGCCATTGACAAGGGATGAAATTTTAGAGTATAATAATACAGAAGAAGTTAAAGAAAGAATCCGATTATTTTTAAATGAATTTAATCAGTGGAAAGAAGAACATAAAATCGAATAATCTAATAATGAATATTATTAGAATATTATGCTAAGTTATTTTTACTATTAAGGCTTTTTATTGCAAATACCATTGTGTGATTTAAACCATTACTGTCTAAAATATTACCATCTCGATCTTTAATTTTTATTGTTAATCTATCTAGTTTTTTTAGTATAGGATTAAAATATTTTATTGTTCCGTGATTTTTGGTATTATCAAAATATATATGTTCATTTTGATTTACAGGAATTTTAACATAGCTATTTTGAATATTACTGTTTAATGATTCCAAACGATTAAATTCCTGAACATCCAAAAGAACATAAGAATCTTTTATATCACTTCTAATAATATCACCCATAATAATATTAGTATAGAAAATAGGGTTTATAATTAGTAAATTATTAATATTTTCACTTAATTTTAATATAACAGATATAGATTCATCAGATACAAGTTCATGGCCTATTAATTCATTATAAAGAATAGTGTAAAAAGTATTTACTCCATTATTACTATTTTCAAAGTAAATTTGCATATCAGTATCCTGTGTATTTAAAACATTAATCAAATTGTAATAACTTGTTTTATCTTTTATAGTTAATGTAATTTTATGAATTTTGTCAGCTGTATTGATAGTTTCAATTTTCATTGAGAAAAGATTGTAGGTATTACTAAAATCATTCTCTGAAAAGCCAAAATAGCCACCATTTGTATTATTTTTATAAGAATATATATTTGTACTTGTTACTGTATTACCATATAGAGTCGACGGATAACTTTTTTCATTACCTTTAAAATTTAGTGTAAATTTATTTGAATTATTAATTATAAAATAAAACCTGTCTAAAATAGATGAATATTTGGGTTTAATCTCGTAACTTAAGTTTTTAATACTACAGTAAGAATTAAATTTATAGATTAAATGACTTATCATTTTTTCAATGGTGTAATTACCTATTCCTAATGAAATTGATAAGTTATCATTGGTTGTACTATTAGTAATAAACAATTTATTATTATTATTATTAAATTCGTAATTACTAAATTTGTAATACATAGATATTAATTCTACCTCAGTTACATTGTAAAATTGGGAATTTAATTCAGCAACGTAATTATTAGAATTTTTATATAAAAACTTATTTCTATCTTTTGAATCAACAATAATAATTTGAGAATGGTCATTTCTTGGTCTTACAGTTTCAGGACTTGGAATTATATGAGAATTATATGAATCATGATTCATTTATAATATATTTTTAAAAAAGTTTTATATAGTTAATAACATTATAAAGGAAAATAATTAAATATTAAATATATAATAAATATAATGGAGAAGGTTTTTTTCTCGAAAGAAAATTTCAATATAATTTATAATATACTATCTGACAAGATTCAAACACAACATAATTTTGATATAAAATCCGACCAAAAGTTCCACAAAGAACTTATTAATATTATTAAAGCGGTTTATCAACAAAGAAATTCATTTAATCTTCCATCTAATATGAGTAATTTAGATGCGAGTAGATATCTTTCTCAAAAGTCAATTAATGTTGCTATGAATTATTTTACAGATACAATTAAAAAAATTAATAATAAGACAAATATAGATCAACTTCAAAGAGATATGAATTCTATTTCTCAGCAACAAATTAATAAATTAGATAATAGACCGTTATCTACAACTGTTCAACAACCTCTTACTACCAATGGTTCATCAAATGTAATGTCCAATTTTAATAGACTAGTAAATGATAGAGACCAACAACCAGCACAGTTCCCCAAACCTATTAACTTTAAAGAACCAAATAGTGTAACAAATGTTGATGTTCAAAATAAATATGATATGTTACAACAAAGTAGACAAACCGATTATGACAATATAGCTAGTTCGAGTTCTAAATCCAATAATATGTCTGCACCTAATAGTATTAGTCAAATTCAAAATGGGGTTAATCATCCAAGTATGAATAGTGGTCCTGTTTCTCAAAATAGTATGTTAACACAGCAAAGCTACATGAATAATCCTCAAAATAACCAAGTTCAAATGTTACTTAAACAGCAAGAAGAACTACAAAATCAGATTAATAATATACAGAAACATTCTAATGTTGACCAAGGTCAAGCAAATATTAATTTAAGTCAAACTGGTCAATTTAATCCGCCAACACAAAAAAATACTCAATTCCTTGCGGAAGACAATAAACCAATTAATAATATTCTTGAAAATCAATTTACATCACTTGTAGAAGATGAAGATAACTCAGACCGACCAAGAATTGAAATTAACGATACTGGTAATGACGATATGAGTCCAGATAATATTGACTATAATCAAGTTTTAGCACAAATGAGTGAAAATGATGGTATTTCTTCACAATTTAATAACCAGCTTCAAAATCTACAGCAAAATGATAAATCTGATGAACAAGTAACTGAGTTATATCCTAAACAATTAATTGATAATTCAGTTGCTCCTAGGGATTTAACAACTGTTTCGAATAATGCTATAGCAGACCATGAGTTACAAGTTATAAAATCTGGTTTAGAATCCCAAGGTAATAATTTAACAAATGCCAATAATAAAATTGATTCGATGATTAAAATCATGGAAAAAAATGACATATCTAAATTTTACAATACGATAATGGATATACCAAGAGTTATTAAAGAACAGAAAGAAAAACCATTGACATTAAGAACTCATAATTTAATTGTAAGTTCAAGAGATCGAGATCTTACTAATAGTGACTTTGACAAATACAAGTTCAGAATTGTCTTTGGAGCAGAAGGAACACAAACTCAAACAGTTCAAGTTGAAGATAGAGCTGACACTGTTAGCAACGCCAATGGAGTAAAACAACAAACATTTACTTCAACAGGTATGAGAAATCCAACTGTTCAACAAGTATTAAAGAACGTTGTATCTATTAAACTTAAAAGAGTTATTATTCCCAAACCCAGAGATGAATTTTATGTTCCTGAACCATATTTCTTTTTATCAGTTGATGAGTTTGGCTCTAATATAATTAGCACAAAAACATTTGCCGATAAAATATTCTGTAAAATACATTTTGATAAAGAATTTGGTTTTAGTAATGGCAGAAAATATTTATATTACAAAAATGATGATGATGATTTTACAATGTTTTATTCATCTCCTCTTGCTAAATTAGATAGATTAACACTTAAATTATTGGATTCAGACGGTGATAATGCTAAATCATCATTTAATGATAGTGATATTACTCAAGTTTCTAGTTATAGTGATCCTAATTCAACTATTACAAAAGAATTTTATGCCAATACGTTTCCAAGAGACCGTATTTTTAATATAAATGAAAGTAAAAAAACTAAAGTTAAATTAACTAATCATGATGATGGTGGAAACAACGACCCATCCGACGATGTTTATACTATTCAAACTGATATTGCATCTGAAAATGACCATAAATTGGTGAATCTTTCGAATCAACTGGAATATATTTTTGAAATTAAAACTCAAGAATTTGATCCTACCGCTGAAATAAGACCCGAACTCGATTAATATTATTTATTTAAATACAATATTCAAATAAATAGTATGGTTAAATTATTGTTAACTCTCGAAAATATTCCTAAAGAGTTACATAAAAATTACGAATCATATTATAAATATTACCATAAGATACCTATTAACTGCGAATATTTATTGTATGATATGCCTTATTACAAAAATTCACCTCATCGATATAGAGATGTTACATCTAAAGCAGAGTTTTTAATGCTGGTAAATAATAATATTGATAATAAACCGACTAGTAACAAATCTTATAATATGGGGAAATATTATATACCAGGAAAAGATAAGGGGAAATATGTAAAGTCTGAAATTTTACCAATAAAAGTAGATAAATTTAATATAATTAATAGTGACTTCTTAATCGAAAATATATCATTTTATTCAAATGCTAAGCATAAGTTTAACCCAAGTATTACAATTAGAAATGATCTCAAAAATATAGTTATTAATACAATAGAATTTATACCTTTCAGTGTAGAAAAGGTTTTAAATTATTATAAGTATAAATATGTTCCAAGACATAAAATAATAATAAAATCAAATGGACAATTTAGTATTGATATTTGTGATTTTGAATTAACTCATATAATAAATAATAATTATATGAAAAAATATTTTAGTATAATTTGCAGTATTGTTTAATCAGAGTCAGAGCCAGAGTCAGAGCCAGAGCCAGAGCCAGAGCCAGAATCAGAGCCAGAATCAGAGCCAGAACCAGAGTCAGAACTACTGTCATCTTCGTCATCAGAGGCACTTTCATCATCAGATTCAAAATCAAGTAATGTAATTCTGGTTTTTGTAGATGTCGTTGTTTGAGTGCTTTTAACTTGATATGATTCTGATTCTGCTCTTGAAACAGAACAATCCACACATTCAGGTCCTGTTACAAGTTCGTCACAAAATTGACATACCCATTTTTCTTTTTTCTTATGACATTCTTTAATTTCTGATGCGTATCTAATGATTTCAAATTCTCCTGACTCGGGCATAGTAATACCTTCCCGTTCCTTTTCAACCATACAATCGTGAATTTCACCATAATCGTTAATTCGTTCTACAAATGATTTACTAAATGAAATTTTGTTTTGTCCCTCCTGATTTATAATTTCACCTACTTTGAATAAACTTTTAAAGCCACCGCTTCTTTCTTTATGGTATAAATCATAGTAAATGTAATAATCATAAATTTTATGACCAACTGGAAGTTGTCTAATTGCTTCACTAACTGTTATATCTGATAACTCAGGGGGTAAATTAAGGAAAGTTTTTATGGGTTTACCTTTTATCTGTTGTGTCATAATTAATTTTTTAGTTTTAATTTTTTTTATCTTTTCAGATTCAGTTGCTGAGCTGGCAGTTCTTGAATCAAGCTCATCAATCCATATATCATATGTAACGTCGCCTTCTCCTATTATTATGTCATTGCATTTAAGTGATTCCAATTCACGATTCGACATTATATTATCTCTTTTATTGAAATTACAATCTACTGCTGATTCCTTCATTAAAGTTAAAAAGCCATCTAAAATACGCTTTTTGTTCTTTGAAATTTCCGCCAGAACTTCATCTGATGATAAACCCTCATCATTTTGTGTAATTTCAGTTGAAAGTTTCTGGGCATATATTTCAAAAGCTGTTGATATTTCAGCTGTTTCAGGATATTCATCCGCATCAAACCCACTGTCTTTACTTTCTTGAATTAACTTAAGTTCACTTTCATCCATATCAGACACCCACAAACCTGATTTTTGAGCATCTGTAAGTTTAATTATATATTGAAATACTTTTACATTCCGTTGGTCTTCAGGTAATAAAACATGAGACTTAATACGACGGGCTCTTCCTATTACTTGTTCAATACGAACATTATTCCAATAGGGTTCCATTATATGAACTTGTCTTACATAAGCTAACGATATACCCTCAGCTCCAGATTGTGTAGTAAAGAGCATTAAACAATCTTGACCAAACTTATTACTTAATCCTCTATATATATCTAAAATTTTACTACGTTCTTCTACAGATTCAGTTCCGGTCCAAAGAGCAAAGCATGCCCTGTGGACTTTATCTGTTTCAACAAGATCGGCAATACCTTCAAGTCTTACAGAGGAACCTTCTATTTCTTCTACAAGATATGTTCGCCAAGTATCTTTGCTAACTTCATACCTAACACGAGAACCTACTTCAATTGAAATGTCTTTCTCTATTTCTACTTCTTTTCCACGTAAAGTAGTTATTAATTGTGAATAACCATGTCTGATTAAAATTCTCGCATATATCTCAATACCTTCAACACTTCTAAACTGTGAATATCCAAAAATCAATCCAGGTGTGTTATGCATATTAGTTAACATTAAAGCATACTTGGGTGATAAATCCATTAAATTTATTCCATCTCCATCTATTGTTAAATTATTTTCAGTCAATTGCTCAATAGCCTGAATACATATATCTCTGTATGTTTGTTCCGATTCGTCAGAAGTTACATTTACATCTAGATTTAAAGCATTACTGTCATTAAATTTATATGATTTTAACCAAGTTTCTTTATCTTTAAATTCGCCTGGATTATTTGAGAATAATTTACCTACTAGTTCATCTGCTACTGATGATTCTTTACTTGAAAGAGCACCGAGGTATTTCTCTAATTCATCTTGTCTTTTAGAAACTTCTAATTCAAAAATAACTTTTAATTGTTCGGTAATTCTATTAACTGTTTCCTTTCCAACTGATGTAATCAAACTATCTTTAATAACTTCGTCCTTTTTAGGAGGCATAGGTCTTTCAATAGTAGGAGGAAATACAAATAAACCTTTTTGTCTGGAAAAGACTCTAAACAAATTGGGTACATTTTCTGTAACACTTTCAATCATGGCTTTTTGATTTACACCGCCTCTTCTTTTATTAATTTGCTCTAGTTCTCTCTCGATTTTTCTTTTGGCGGCATATTCAATAAATTGAAAATTAGACATATAGGCATGTGTATCTTTTTCTTCAGCAAATTCTAGTTCCGGAAAAATATCAGCACCTGTAGCCTCATCTTTCCCACTTATTTCATTGTAAAATGATACTAATCCGGTAATTCTATTTTTGAATGTAATTGTGTTTTTAAGAAGGAAATTTTCAGTATCAATGTAAAAATTATTAAATAGCTCCTTATTAATATCTCTTTCATTACTATTACCAATCATACTCTCTGAACTGGTTCTATTTACAAGTAAATCAGGGAACATTGAATAATAGCTTATATCAAATTCTCCGTTCTGCTGATATCCTAATTTACTTAATTCTTGAATAATTACTCCAACAAAATACTGGTCACTTGGATCATTATTTAAATCACTTTTTACAACTTTTCTATTACCTGAGGGACTTTTTATGAATCCAATAGGTGTTCTTGTTATATCAATGCTTTTATTTCTAATATTTAATTTAAATCTATCAACGTGTGGTGTAGATTTTAAAATATTTTCAATTTGAGCAGCATTAAATATACCATTTGGATGTTTAAGATTAATTCTATATGACCTAATTAGTCCTCTTAACATATTCATCATTAATCCTATTTCAAAAGCGTAATTAATTACGGGTGTTCCTGAAAGAAGAACTATTTTTAGATTTTTTGATCTCATTATTAATTCATATAATTTAGGTCCATTAAAACCACCCCCAACCATAGAAGCAGTTAAATTATGTATTTCATCAATAACTAATACTTTATTATCAAATGGATTAGATACTCCATTTTCTGAATTATAGACATAATTTAATAATGCTGTTCTATCTTTATTGGTTAACTGGGATTTCTTTTTGCTTCCAAATAATTTTAAGTGAATTGCGGGATAGTTAGGTGTAAGTTTCTCAAATATATTAGTTATAGTGTATTGTCCTGAATTATAATTAAGAATAGTAAATCTAAAATTATACATTATTTTGATTTGGTCAAGCAACTGAGCTTGAGATTTTTCATCCAAACTGTCAAAATTAGGTTCACTATCATCGTATTTAATCATCCAAATACCTTTCTTATAAGATTTTACATTATTATGGTGCATAATATTAACAAAAACACTGGCATCTAAGCCTTTTTTTACAAGCATATCTCTAACTAAATCCATTTTATCATCCGGAACTGTTGATAAATCTACAAATTTCCAATTATAGTTTTGTTTATACCCTATATCAGCAAAAGTTGCTAATTCTCTTTCATAGTTATTTCTTAAAGAAGCAGGTAACATAATAACAACTCTTCTATTTTTAAATCCTTCAGTTATCATAATTGATGCTCCCGATTTACCTGAACCAAGACCATGATAAAGTAGCAAACCTCTATATGGGGAATTATCATTCATGAAATCAGACACAAACTTTTGATGAGAGTATGCACCTATATCGGCATATTTTTGCTCGTTACTATTCCATAATTTTAAAGGCTGTCTTTCTTGACTTCTTGTAGCGTCATCAAATCTTTTTAAAAAATCAGGGAAGTCTTTATTACTTGGTAATGTCCATTCAGGTAATGATACTCGTTGAATACTATTATCGTTATGAAATAATTTCATATTAGGTATAACTTTTTCTGGATTTCTTACCAAAATCTTTTTTTTCTTAGTAGTCCGCATTATTTAATATATAAAAAGAAAATACTAATGATAATAGTTTACACATCTTATCAAATTTATTATTCAAGGCACCCAAAGAATTTAAGTGCTTCAAGAGAAGCTTGTTGCTGAGCATCAGCCTTCTTTTTACCTACACCTTTTCCTACAACATTTCCATCCTTATCAATAACACCTTCTGTAAATATACGTTGATGAGGTGGTCCTTCAACTGAAATTGAAATATATTCTGGGGTAATATGAAATTCTTTTTGATAATATTGTAAAATTTGCTCTTTATAATTCTCTTCTTTAGCAAGCAATTCTTCAAAATCAACTACCAGTTCAAGTAAATTTTCAACAAATGAGTTAACAATAACCCAACCAGGTCCTATAAGTCTCAAATCTCTTTTAATTTTATCTGAAGTAACAGTTTTACTTACAACCTCTGATACATAACCTGTTTGGTTTTGATCAAGAAACAAACCACATATAAATGCTTCCATAACATCTTCAAGAATTCTATCGTTATTTCTTCCTGCGATTGTCATTTCTTCTACCTGTTTTGAAATAATTAAATGCTTACCGAGTCCAAGATATTTAGCAAATTTTGCTAAACTGCTTGTTTTAACAAGTTTAGTCTTCAAGACTGTTTTAAAACCCTGTGAAGTATCAGGATATTTTCTATAAATATAGAATGCAATACTAAAATCTAAAGCTCTATCTCCAAGAAATTCTTGATTTTCATAATCTTGATTTTCCTCGAATAATTCTATTGCTCCTGGAGGTTTTTTACTTACTTCAATAGTTTTATTTCCATCTTTATTAAGACTATCATAAATACATTTTTTAACATAAGAAGAATGAACAAAAGCAGTTTGATACAATGCCAAATTGTTTATTTTCATAACATCCCTTATATTACTAAATCCAGCTCTTTCAAGGATATTATACACGTCATCTTCTGTAAGTAGATTATTTTTACTATTCCAGGGATCAAGACTAATTACGTTTTCTTCTGACATTTTGTATTATTAATTTTAATGTAATTAATAAATCAAATTTTTTTAATTAAAGAATATTTACTATATGATTTATTATATATGTCTAATTCAGAATCTTTTTTTAGATTTCAAAGAAATAGTAATAGTGAAGTTAATATTAACTTTACTGAAAAATATAAAGGGTGGTTGTCAATAATATACTGTAAATCTGTTATTAAAATTGTTCTTAACCGATTAGACATTTTAAAAAAAAATAATAACTATAAAAAATTAAATAAAGAATTAAAATATCTTCATAATCGCAACACAGTATTTTTAACACCATATGATTGTGAATTTGTAATAAATACATTTAGTAAATTAACCATAATCAGACATTTTTTGAATAAACATGTGTACTCCACTTTAAATAAAAGAAAAAATAAAGAAATAAATATTGTAAATAACCAAGATCTTCAATTTAATGATATTAATAATTATGATAAAAATATTATTAAGTTCGAAAATAATAGTAAAATTTATCAGTTTAGAATTTCTGAAATTCTAGCAATATATAAATTTGCTGTTTATAATATTAATTCTGATTATATTATCCCAGAACCTATTATACCAAAAAATCCCTATACAAATGAAGAATTAACGCTTAGACAACAATATATTATCTATGATAAAATATTAGATTACTATTGTAAAATAGGTAAATCATTACCTGAACATTACATACTAATGAAAAATTCGTATTTTACTATTGATAAGTTTAAAAAGAAATATTATTGTTATCTTATTTACAAATGTGCTGTTACTGAAACAAATAATTTATCGGACGACGACTGGTTTATGAATATTGATAATTATTTAGGAGAATATGACCATTATTGTAGAATATGTTTAAAAAAAACAAAAAATGTTAGAAAGATATTTTCAGGGATATTAGAATTATTTGTTCTTAATGAACATGATGTATTTTCATATGGTGATGCTATAAGCGAATATATGAAAATTGCTAAAAAACATCATCTAATATTTGATGATAAACATGAAATTATGCACAGAAGAGTTGTTAGAGCAAGACGCAGAGCTACATGGAGAAATAATCAAACTATAACAAATACATCTGTTAATTTAGAGACCGAAACTATAACAGTTAATACTACAGGAGATACCGCAGTAGATACTACAGTTGATACCGCAGTAGATACTACAGGAGATACCGCAGTAGATACTACAGGAGATACTACAGGAGATACTAACGAAGACGTTGAGTCTACTACCAACAGCGATTCGTCACAAGAATCACCTAACACCTTTTCAGGTTACTTAGGTATATTAGAATCAGAAAGTTTAGGTTTACTGCCTTCAGAGGACAATTCGGAAATTTGATTATCTAATCCTAAATTAATTATTAAATTTTCAGCAACTGTCTTTGATAATTTTTTTGATTTACTATCATCTCCTGTTTTAATATTTTTAATAAACTCTATTCGCTCTTTATTACAATTAATGATTTTAATTTGTTCAATCATGTTATTTATTGAACTAAATTTTTCACAAAGTCTTTTGGATACCTTATTGGAAATTCCAGGAATACAATTTAACATCATTTGAAAACTTATTTCGGGAGTTACATTTTTCTTTTTAGATGACTTAACTGTATTAATAAGGTCATTTTCATAGGTAGATTTAGATTCAATAAAAGAACTTCCCTGCTTTACTAATTTTTTATATATTGATTGTATAAAAAATATTGTTTCCATAAGATTACTTGTATGAAAAACTTGGAGCTCATCTCTATACATCGTATTAATAATTGATGAAATGATAGTATTTTTATCAATTTTATTATATTTAAAACTTTGATTATCTTTTGTTAAATTTCCTTCTACAAGATACATTATTTTAGCAGAATTTTTATTAGCAATCAGTCGTTTTTTTTGTTCTCTGCTTCTTGCATCTACTATTGATGCTGCATAGTCTGTTATTGTTTTACGTTCTATTATTAAGAAGGGTTTTTCGTCTATTTTAAATACATAGTCACCTATTTCAAGATTTTCAAACTTAGCATCAGGAACACTCTCTAATAATAATTCTTTTATATTTTCCCTATTATCTATAATCAGTTCAACCATATTAGAATAAATCCATTTATCTTAATATAGTTTTAATTATTTATTTCTTTTTTGTAGGTTTTTTATCTTTTCCAGAAGTAGTTTTTCTTGCTGGTGTTTTTCCTTTAGCAGCAGGTTTTTTAACAGACCTTAATCTTACAGCTGGTCCTCCTACCGGAGCAGTTTCTCTGGTTTGAGCTACAGTTCTTTTACCAGTTTTTACTCTCGAGGGAGTAGGTCTTATAGGGGTAACTGTTATAGCTTCAGAAGCAAAATATTGTTCTTCATCTTTAGGTTTTGTTTTATAATATAATCTTTCGGCTCTTTTATATAATGGGTCTTTAGCAACATCTTGTTTAACTTTAAACATGTTATTTAAATATAAACATATTTAATTTTTAAGTAAATAAATTTATAATTACAGTTTTATTACATGTCAAATTATCTCTTAGTTCTTTTTTCTCTGGCTGGTGATTTGCCTCTGGCGGATGACTTACCTCTGGCAGGTGATTTGCCTCTGGCGGATGACTTACCTCTGGCTGGTGATTTGCCTCTGGTTACTGGTCTACCTCTGGCTGGTGACTTACCTCTGGTTACTGGTCTACCTCTGGCTGGTGATCTACCTCTGGCTAAACGCATGGCTCTTTGAGATGGTGTCTCTGTTCTGGCTGGTGATTTACCTCTGCCTACTGGTCTGCCTGCTGGTCTGCCTCTGGCTGGTGATTTACCTCTTCCTGGTGATCTGCCTCTGGTGGGCGATCTGGCTCTGGCTAAACGCATGGCTCTTTGAGATGATGTCTCTGTTCTTGCTGGTGATCTTCCTCTGCCTACTGGCCTGCCTCTGGCTGGTGATCTACCTCTGCCTGGTGATTTACCTCTGCCTGCTGGTCTGCCTCTGGCTGGTGATTTACCTCTGCCTGGTGATCTGCCTCTGGCGGGCGATCTGGCTCTGGCTAAACGCATGGCTCTTTGAGATGGTGTCTCTGTTCTTGCTGGTGATCTGCCTCTGGCTGGTGATCTGCCTCTGGCTGGTGATCTGCCTCTGGCTGATGATCTACCTCTGGCTGGTGATCTACCTCTGGCTGGTGATCTACCTCTTCCTGGTGATCTGCCTCTGCCTGGTGATCTGCCTCTAAATACATCATCTCTATGACGATCGG